TACATTTTTGATGTAATGGTCCATGTCATCCCTGGACGAACACTTGTCGAAATCGGCCGCCGCATCTGTGTGCCAAACCAACAGTTCCAAAAGTTTGTCTTGATATTTAGCAAACTCTGGATGGTCATTCTTCCAAGACTCGACCATATCTCCAGCGTTGTCTAGTTTTTCAAAACCATTGATAGTCTTCTTGCTATCAGTAAGTGTTAGAACATTTTGTTCAAACTCTCTTGTAGCAGGTAGGGTAATAGGGGTGACAAAGCCATCATCAGCCAGACCATCTGCCAAAAGATTCCAATTGACTACTTTAATCTTTTTCCTTGTAGTTTTCCTTTGGAAAGGGTAGGTAACGATGTAGAGCACAGTGCTAAGAATAGTTGTAGAAAAGTCTACAAGAACATTAACTACTCCAGGATTGTCTGGAATAATATCATCCAAACTATCTTTTTCTGGAACACTATTTTCAGAATTGGTTTGCTTATTAATGAGTGGATTCTGAAGACCGTCTACGATATCTTGCATTTCTTGAGATGATTGAGCAGCTCCCATGATGGATATGGTTGAATTACTTATTTTTTTTTCTAAAAAAAACAATCAAATTTTTTTTTCAAAAAAAATTTTACCATGGTTCCAAAAATCATTATAATCCTATATTTATTAGAATGGTCTATAGACTATAATCCAGCTTTTAAACCCAGAATAGTCTAATTTTTTACCCATTAATAGAAAATATTGAATCTGACTAAAAAACACTTATATGTTATATCACTTTATAACCATAAGTCTATTAACATAACCGGTTAAATATGATACGATTTTATTTAGGTCCAGGTCCAAATCTATGATATGAGTATGTATAGGTTGTATTTGGATATCGAGGATTTCTGGACTACTTTGAATAATGGCTCTATGTGTATTTAATAAACTTTTAGACACGTTATCTAATATATCTTTTTCTTTTAGTGAATTTGGTTTTATTGTAGTTGGCTTAAACCCTTCCAAATAACTATTTAAATCTCTCATACAAGTATTATAGGTGACTTCCTTAATATCGGCTTTGGAACCTACTACCCAATTATACTTAAACCTAGCATCTTTGCCATTAAAGAATAGATATAATGTTTCATCATCATAACTACTCTTATCACAGTATAGAAATTCATCAGGAATAACTTTAATTGCATGTTCTAATTCTATACACCACATGCCCCATGATGTTGATGACCAACCAAGATTTAATTTTAATAGTTTGTCTTGCAAATAATTGGTTCTAAAATATTGAATTTTTATTTTAGAACCTGAGACAACTTCTTCTTTAGGTAATATTCTTAAGAGCATATTTTTATCTACTACACCATCAGTAGGAATAGTAAAAAAATGTTCATCCTTGATTTTTGGATCAATTAAAAGTCTGGTAATATCATCTAATTGGGTTGGATTAATTAAACTATGCAAATACATTACGACTAATCCAGTTGTAGCCATCCCACAATCAACTATAGTATCAGTATCCTCAAAAAATTTAATCATATCATCCATCGTATTTTGTTCAAAGAGAGACTTCTTATCTTTATTAGATTTAGCATATGAGCATTGAAATCTTTTAGCAAAATTGAGCAATATATCCATATTGATTAAATTTCTTTTTATAAATGATAAACAAACAAATTTTTTTTACTAATTTTATTTTCATCATTAAGCATAATTAGGTTCAAAAACGATAGAAGGATATATGTATACAAATATACAAACTTAATTTATTAAATTATAAAATTTGATATAAGAAATAAATCTGTAATTTTATAGAAGTAATGGGTTCATCTTGTTCTAAAACAAATAAAATAGAGAATGATAAAACAAACATTTTACTTGATTGGAAATCAGACTATCCTTTATACAAATATCATTGGTGGCCAATGAAAGAAAGTCGTAATCCATATTTTAATAACCTTTATTGTGAATCAGGTGGTCTAGATAAATATGACAAACTATTCGGAACTAAATCTATAGATTATCAAAAAAAATTTCATTTTCGTCCACATGATTCTAAAAAAAGTGATGCTAATTGGGCTGGTTTTTGTGATAAAGCAACTATATTGTCTTGTTTATATAAATATCCACCCAATTCTGTTAATGTTTCGTATAATAATAAAGTTATTGAATTTAAACCAAAAGATATTGAAATGTTGCTGATTGTAGCTTGTGATAACACAATTAAAAATAATATATCTATTTTTCTAGGTAAAAGAAATAATTCTATAGATAAAGATAATGATAATGATAGTGCTAAATCAGAACCTTATCCCAGCGATTTATTACAAATGCTAAAAATTATATGTTCTTCGCCCGAAGCATTTGCTATGGATATAGATAATGGAAGTGCTGTTTGGAATTACCCTTATGACCGCGTTGAAGTTAGTTGTCATTTAGTGCATCCAAAAAACCACAGTTTTGATAAAAATACTACCTATTTAAAATTTATAATATCTAGTTCAGCATATCCAGAAAAAAATTTAGAATTATGGGGTTATATCATAGAAGTTACTAAAAAAATATCCAACATAGGAACAATTAAACAAAAAACAGAAGGATGGATTAGTGATAATCACCCAGATTTCTTATGGAGAAAATTTCCTAAATATAATTGTTGGAGTGGAAAGTGTAAAACTAATCCTGAAATAGATGCAGATATTGTTCATCAAATATATCAAGCGTCCCTTAATAATTTAGAACTTGATTTAAAATAAGTTACTTAATAAACTATTAATTTGTTGTATTTTTATAAGCTTTAAAATTGAAAGGATATAAATTATTTTGAATTAAATATAATTAATAAAATTTGGTTATACAATTTCATAATTTAAATTAAATTTAAAATTGATATTTTTTTATTACACACTTTGAAGTTAAGATGTCCCGTTCTCTTAGAAAAAATCAAAAAAATGCATTAGAAATATCCGTAAACAATAACTTTGAGTCTGGAATTCATTACCACGCTACTGGTTCTGGTAAATCATGGATAGCAGCTATATTATTAGAAAAGTATCATAAAATTTATCCAAAAAATAATGTATTTTGGATATGTGAAAGAAAAGATATACTTAAACAACAATTTAATAAAAAGACATTAATAGATAGAGGATTTAATGAAATTATTAAAAAATTTAACGTATTAGACTTTGTTAATGAGAAAAATACCAATTGGTATGATTCTTTAAACAGCGCCAAATTTTGGGGTAAACCCTATTTATGTATTATCAATAGGTCTTTTTTGACTACAAAAGAACGATATAAATCTATTAAAAATAATGTTGGATTAGTTATACACGACGAATGCCACAGTATAGAAAATGAAACGACAAAAAAATTTTATAAATGGCTTCAAGAAAATACACAGAGTAAAGTTATTGGATTCTCTGCTACACCTGAATTGATTTCTCCTTTAGATAAAATCCTATCAAAATATTCTATATATGATGCTTTTTTAGATAATGTTATTGTGCCACCTAAAATAATGTGGATAAAGGGTAATAATTTTCCAAAAACCAAACTATTAATAGATATTTTAAAAACTGAAATAGATAAATTACCATATAAAAAAATAATTGTATGGTGTGGTATCATTGATGAATGTTTAGCTCTTGTAGATTCATGGTCAGAATATTTTCAAGACTATGATTTATGTATTGATTTTAATTCTATAAATCGTAATTCTGATAAAGTGAAAAATTATAAAGATTACGAGTATTTCTATAACACAAAATCAAAATCTATAATGTTTTGTGCTGTTAAACATCGCGAAGGTTCCGATATACCCAACTTAGATGGTTGTATATTTATGGATAAAGTTGAGAAACGTAGTAATAGAGTATTTATTCAATGTATGGGAAGAGTGCTCAGGCATGATAGTAAAAATAAAAAAAAATATGGATTAGTAATTGATTTAATGGCTAAAAGCACTATTGAAGTTTGTAATCGAATACAATATTACTTGCAATTAACAAATATATTTCCTTGGAAATACAAATACGATAGTTATACAAATTTATCATCAAAATATTCTATAAATTTTTTAGATATGATAAAAAATAATCATATAGCTTTAGAAAAAGAATCGGAATTAGGGAAACGATATACAAAGACTGAAATCTGTAAATATTTTAGGAGAGAATATCCTGATAATCTAAAATACCAAAAACGTTTAGATCATGAATTACAACTCGTAATAGATAAAAATTTATTCGAGAATATTCTTAGGGGAATAGAAATATTAGATCTAACAAAAAATATACCACATATTACAAGAGGTTCTTGTGGTTCAAGCTTAATATGTTATCTTATAGGTATAAGTCATATAGACCCAATAAAATATAATATTTCATTTGCGAGATTTCTGAATAAATATAGAAACAATTTACCAGATATAGACTTTGATTTTCCTCATTATTTAAGAGATGAAGTGTTTCTAAAATTGTTTCAAAGATGGGGTAATCGGGTTGCCAGAATAAGTAATCATAACTACTATCATGAAAAGTCAGCCTTAAGAGAGGCATTTAGGATTAATGGTATACGGAAATTTATATCTAAATATGATATAAACAGAGAACTAAAATCATTAGATATGGGATTAAAAAAGAAGATATTAGCAACTGCAAAAAATCTAGAAGGTAATTTTAGAGGGTTTTCTTTACATTGTGGTGGTATAATTTATTTTCCAAAAGGAATACCTGAAGATATTGTATTGAATAATCATAAAAGTATTTTGCAACAGGTAAATTTAAATAAAAATAGTGTGTCTAAAAATAAAAATTTTAAAATAGATATATTATCGTCACGCGGATTATCGCAATTACACTATTGTTGTAATTTTTCCGACATTGATTTTAATCAGAGATTAGGTGATCCTAAAACAATAGAACTACTTGAAAATGCAGACAATATAGGAATCACTTTGGCAGAAACCCCATTAATGCGAAAAGCTATATTACTTATAAAGCCTAAAACTATTATGGACCTTGCTATATGTTTAGCTATTATTCGTCCAGCTGCTAAAGATGCCAAACGTGAATTTGAATTAGGAGAATATAAAAAACATAATATTGTATTTGATGACGATGTTATATTCATGCTCTCTAGAATTATGAACTGCGATGAAGATATTGCTGATAAATTACGTCGTGGATTTTGTAAAGATGATAAATCAGCTATAGAGATGATAGAAGAATTTTTGAAACCTAAAGGACCTTATTATACTAAAAAAATTAAAAGAATTTTAAGCAATTTAAGACAATACGGATTTTGTAAAGCCCATGCAATTTCTTATGCTCAATTGGTATGGCAATTGGCGTATGAAAAAGCAAACAATCCAAAAAAATTTTGGATATCCACACTTAAAAATGTAAAGAGTTGCTATCGGAAATGGGTCCATCTTTATGAAGCGCGATGTCATGATGTAGTTTTAAAAAAAGATGATACAAATCGTTCTATTTATCAAAAAAAAAAAGATAAATCTATACTTGATAGGGACAATTTAGAATTATTACAAGATAAAGGTTATTGGAATATGGTTACTCCAGACTTTTATGAAAATTGTTACTTTTTCAAAAGTAAAGACACTTATATCTTTAAAGGCTTAATAGCCTCGAGTAGAATGCTTAATTATGGTAAAAATAAAAAGTTAGTTTTATTTGTAGGTGTTGGAAAAGGTCATTATATAGAAGTGGTTGTTAAAGGCGATACATATTATAATACTAAAAAAGTAATAGTTCAGGGAAAAGGTGAATTAGTTAATAAATTGTATAAATCGTATGAATGTGAAACTAAAAATGTTAGTTTTATTTAAAATATATGTATATATAAATGTATTTTTTGCTATTTTTTTTAATAGTCCTAATTTTGTATAGTTTAAATATAAATACTGAAAGCTTTGTTACTTATCAAAAAGGTCCATGTGAAGATGATTTAACTGATGTAGAATATTTAAATCATATGATTCCTCATCATCAAGTTGCTGTAGATATAAGTAAATTACTGCAAAAAAAAACTAAAAACCCGTTCATGCAGCATTTATTACGTAAACTAATATGGGTTCAAAATTATGAAATTGATTTAATGAAATATTTTATCAAAAAATTACCCCAAAATATTAGTTCAGATTTCAAAATGAATAATAATTATTTAGAAACTGTATCAGATTTAATAAAGCCTAATACATTAGAAATTTCTGATACTTATTGTGACCCCCATTTTTTTGACCCCAAAAAACACATGGAACATATTAAGCATATGAAATTAGATGATAAAATGTATATTGAACATATGATTCCTCATCATCAAGTAGCCGTTGATATGAGTAAAAAATTATTGAAAAATACTAAAAGTGATTTTATGATTTCATTAGCATATCGTATTATTCGTAGTCAACAGGATGAAATAATTTTACTAAACAATTTGTTAAAAAATGCTGAAAAAAATTATCAAAGTGAAAATATATTGAATAAGAAAAATTATATATAAGAAAATATATATATATATATATATATATATACATAATATATCGATAGATCTACAACAATTGCTGTAGTATTAGCGACAATATTATTATTATTAGGTTCAGGTTTAGGTTTTTCTAACATTAAGTTAGATTTACAAAAAATGCATATATTAATAGGTGTAAGTTTTATATTGATAGTAGTATCAGGAATACAGACTCTTTAATGGTCATTAAAATTAACGAATTTAAATCAATTTATTATTTATATCTAAATTGATATTTATAAAGAAACATAAATTGACTTATTACATATCAGCTAAAACACATTCTTTATCAATTAAATTTCTCTTTTCAGCAATATCATAGTAATAATCATATAATCCTGTTTCATCTTGAAACTCATGGAACAAGATAAATTCTTTTTCAAAATCGTCTATTTCTTCTTCATAATCATTATAGTCATCTTCTATTTTTTTTTTTATAAATATATGATACGTAGGCTCATCAAAATACATATCATAATTTACTTCTATATCTTCTATATTTATTTCAAGATTTACAGCTTTAATATTATCTTTCCATAGATTAAAATTTCCAACAGTTAAATAATCAACATATTGGTCATATAGATGTTTAGGTAGTTTTTCAAAAATATTGTTGTTTTTTTGACTACTAATCCGTTCAAAACATTTTTCAACTAAAGAACTATTCATTTCCAGAAGTTACATGATTTTTTGAGGAGATTAATTTATCAATTTTTTTTACTATAATATTACAATCATTAAAATATAGATATAAATAATTTTATATCTATATCTTATTAATTTGACTATATAATGCCAAATAAAAATATAACAATAATATGTTTGACAACACTTTATATAATGATACTCATATTAATCGAATATTTAATAATTTAATAAATAATAAAGATGAATTATTTTCTGAAGTTATGCAGATTATACAAACTAAACAGACCCTCGAACAATTTAAACCAATATATAGACAACATACAAATTTTGCTAACTTAGATATAGAATATAAATTAGGTGAATTACATATTTATAAACCAATAGTAAAAGATTACAGATTAAGTTCTGGTAAAAAATATATAGGTTATATTTCAAAATTGTTTGATATTGATAAAGAAACTTCAATAACTTACCTAAAAAAATTTAAAGGGGATGTGTATAATACTATTCTGTTTGGTTAAATTTACGATTAAATTATATCATTTTATTTTAAAAAATGACAATAGGATTATCAGAACATGATCCTGAATTATTTAATTTAATTGAAAATGAGAGAAAACGACAAATAGAAAACATTGAACTTATAGCATCTGAGAATTTTACAAGCCAACCGGTATTAGAATGTTTAGGTAGTGTATTAACAAATAAATATTCAGAAGGTAGAACTGGAAGGAGATACTATGGAGGAAATGAAGAAATAGATAAAATAGAAAACTTGTGTGAAACCCGAGCATTAAAGGCATTTAACTTAGATTCGAATGATTGGCATGTCAACGTTCAACCTTATTCTGGTAGTAGTGCAAATTTTTCCGTATATAATGCTATATTGAAACCAAGCGATAAAATTATGTGTTTAGATCTATTCAGTGGCGGACATTTAACGCATGGCTTTAAAACTGAAATAAAAAAAATAAGTGCAAGTAGTACATATTTTAATTCAAAATCATATCATATTGATGAAACAGGTTATATTGATTACAAGGAATTAGAAAGAATTGCTATTAATTATAAACCTAAATTAATAATTTGTGGAGCAAGTGCCTATCCCAGAGATATAAAATATGATGTATTCAGAAAGATTTCAGATAAAGTTAAAGCATATCTTATGGCTGATATTGCTCATATAAGTGGATTCGTATCTACAGGTGTAATGAATGATCCATTCAAGTATTGTGATATAGTAACATCTACACCACACAAAACTCTTAGAGGTCCCCGAAGTGGAATGATATTTGCAAAAAAAACAGATAAATTAGCTACTAAAATTGATGAATCTGGTTTTCCATCTTTACAAGGTGGTCCACATAATCATCAAATAGCAGCTTTAGCAACGCAGTTCAAAGAAGTAATGGAACCTCAGTTTAAAAACTATATTCTTAAAGTAAGAGAAAATGCCAAATATTTAGCTAAAAAATTGACTGATTTAGGATTTCAATTATCAACAGATGGAACTGATAATCATATTTTATTAATAGATTTAAGTAATTTTGGTATTACAGGAAGTAAAATGGAACATATATGTGACGCTGTAAATATATCATTAAATAAAAACACTGTATATGGCGATAAATCAGCATTATCTCCTAGTGGAATAAGAATAGGGACTTCGTGTATGACTACACGAAGAATGCCTAAAGAGGGATGGGATAAGTTATGTTTATGGTTAAAAAAATGTGTTGAAATTAGTAGGTCTAGACAATTAATTTTTGGAAAAAAAATAAAAGATTTTTTACGGGATATAGATAAAGATAGAGAAATTATTAAACTAAAACAAGAAATAATTGACTATTCGAAAAGACTTTATTTTCCATCTTAAACAGAAATAGTAAATTTAAATTTCACAAATTAAATATTTTCTATATTTATTATATAATGAGTATAGAAGGTATTTTTATTTTTGAAATCTCAAAATGGGATGGTCAAACGTTACCTATCATTAATTCAGATAACAGTTTCACTAAATTAGAATCTTCGCAAAAAGATAATCAAGTAACAGTTCAATTTAGTTTTATAGACAACGGCGCCACAGACGATGGTTTAAACTTTTACCAAACAGGCTTTAGTGAAAAAAATGTAACTATCATACAATGGGGAGGTATACCATTGAGTAGAAATAGTTTGATACCTCAATACCAACCAGGTAGTGATAATGCTACAAACCAACTAACGTATAATGGTATTTTTAGACAGTTTAACGGAAAGATAGTTACTAAAGACACACCAATGATTCTAAACAACACCAATTTACAGAGTTGCTTTTTAGGTGTTGTTATCGAATCTAAAGATTACGGAAATATAGGTGATTGGGATACCTCTAAGGTTACTAATATGTCGTATATGTTTAGTGCTGGGGATGGAACTAAATACTTAGAATCTAATTTTAATCAGCCTATAGGTGATTGGGATACACAAAACGTTACTATGATGTCAGCGATGTTCAATGGGGCAAGTCAATTCAACCAACCAATAGGTGAGTGGGATACCTCTAAGGTTACTACTATGCGAGGGATGTTTAATAGGGCAAGTCAATTTAACCAGCCTATAGGTTATTGGAATACACAAAACGTTACTGATATGTTGGGGATGTTTGCTGCTTTTAATAGAACTAAATCTAAATACTTAGAATCTAATTTTAAACAGTCTATAGGTGATTGGGATACACAAAACGTTACT